ATCCGCTTTTCTTTCTCTTTCGAAAATGATAACCGGTTGCAGTTATGGAGTAATCTATAACAAAAACACTTGGTGGAATGAAGAGATACGTTTGAAAGAAGATTTTTGGATTTCCTGTTATATGAAGTACAAAGAGCGTAAGATTTTAACCGATTTACGGTATAATTTTGAGCAAAAGAGCACATTTGTGAACGCCGGTGGGCTTGCTTCGATCAGGAATCAGGAAGAAGAGCGCAAATCTATTCTTTTCATTAAAAAGAACTTCGGTGATAGTATCCAGCTCAAGAGTGCCACCAATAATGGAAAGGATAAAACGAAGCAGCTTGTACAGTATAACATATCCTGCAAATTCAAGTTCTAATAACCTGTAAAAAAGGCGTTTAAATGGCGTTCAATCTGTTTGCTATATCCGTCTTTTTTAGCTAAATTTACTGATGTAATCAATTAAAAGTCAAACCATTAAATTAGAATTATGATTATTAGAACAGTTTGCGGATATGATTTCTTCGAGGTGAGTTCTGCAATGCAAAAAGCGATCCGGCGAGCCGATACCGGGGTAGCCGGCTTTTTTGCCTTGGAATTATGGGCGAGTGGATACCGCGACTATGTGTGGAAGCGTTTATATACCATTAGTGCAGAGGACTGCTTCGGTATCATAACAAAAGAGATAGAAGCATTATGGCAAGGTCATGAGCTGGTAAATAAAAATGCTACTGCCCCCAAAGGCAGGATATTTGTCAGCAAAGCGGTTATTCTTCTTTGTGAATGTAGGAAGAACCGGGATGCAGATCATTTGCAGAACTTTATTTATGACAGAAGAGATGTTGACATAGAAAAATGGATAGATGATGTTAGACGTTATCCTATTGCCATCCCAGTATATACTTTTGATGTACATACAAGGAAAGGGAAAAAGCAAGGTAGGACCAAAGAAGAGTTTTTCCGGGAAGAATTTGAAGCGTTACAGCCGCGAGTTCCCGGATTATTTGATGATTTGCTTCTTACTGATAAGTCGAAGTAATGATAAGACCACAGTTTAGGCTGTGGTCTTTCAATTTTATAAAAGTCAAACCAAATTAAACCAAAGAATTATGAACAGAAAAGAAAGGCAGGAAGCAAGAGCTGATAGATTCAGAGAACTTGCAAGGAAAAGTAACGAAGCTGCAGATGTAGCTTGCAGGCAATCGTCAGAAATGGCAAGTATTATTCCAATGGGACAACCTGTGCACGGGTTAGCAGATCGTAAATATCGGGATAAAATAGGGGCCAAAATGGATAAAAGTATTGAGCTTTCCAAGAAGGCAGAGTACTTTGCACAGAAAGCGGAAGCTACTGAAAATAATAACTCCATTTATTTAGGAGATGATGACGCAGTAGACAGATTGCAAGAAAAGGTCGATGCGTTAGAGAAAGCTCAAGGAATGATGAAAGCTGCTAATAAGATAGTTAGAAGTAAAAAACTAAATGATATTGCGAAGGTTGAACAACTGCAAACTTTAGGCTTTTCAGAGAATAAAGCTATCGAGCTAACTAAGCCTGACCGTTATGGTGAGTATGGTTTTCCTTCTTATATGCTTTCTAATAATAATGCACGTATCCGGGATGCGAAGCAGCGTCGTGATCGAGCAAGAAAGCTAAAAGAGACAGAAGATAAAGATTACACTATCAATGGTGTACGTGTCGTTGAGAATGCTAAAGAAAACCGTCTGCAGTTATTTTTTGCCGGTATTCCGAGTAAGGAAATCCGGTCACAGTTGAAAGAAAATAATACTTTTAGGTGGACTCCCTCTATTGGTTGTTGGCAGTCATACCTCAATCGTTGGTGTATAGAGCGTGCGAAAGTTATCTTAAATTCAATTATTGAATAATTATGGGGGAGTTGTCAAGAGAAGCCTCATTACAAAGGGTAATGAGGGCATCAGGTCGTGTACCTGTTCAATGTTCATGTAGCATTTGTAAACAACAATGTCATACTCCTTGTCTTGGTACTCCTGATGATATTGAAAGGATTATTGATGCAGGTTACGCAGATAGATTGGAACTGACAAATTGGGCTACCGGTATCTTTTTAGGAGTTATCAATGTTGCTGTTCCAATGATTCAACCTGTTGCTGGCAAAGAGTATTGTGCTTTCTTTGAAAATGGGTTATGTATTTTACATGATAAGAATTTGAAACCAACTGAAGGACGTTTATCTCACCATACGGTAAGGAAAGATAATTTTAATCCAGTTATGAGTCTTGCTTGGAACGTTGCAAAAGAATGGATGATGACTGATAATATGGAGGTAATTTCTCGTGTGTTAAATAAGTTTCAAAATAAACGAAGGCTATGAGTACACATTCATTTGTACGTGTTGATTGCAAAGCATTTGCGAAATGTGGAATAAAATCCCTTTCGCATTGCCGTCGATATCGCGGTGAAGATAATTATTGTAAGGGATGTACTCTTATTCGTCGTAAACCTCGAAATAGAAAGTTTGATGCAGGTGGTAGAGAGATGAAAAAATGTACCCATTGCGGCCACTATTTCTATCTCAATCGGTTTTACGCAAATACGATTACTTCGCATGGAAAAAAATACCGGTGTTTATCGTCATGGTGCCGTATGTGTATGTCACAGGTTAATAGCGAGAGGGCAAAGCAAAAAAAAGGACTCACCTAATAATAAGTTTCTTGTATGAGATATTATGCTTCAGTTAGTTTTGGCAAGGATTCTTTGGCAATGCTTTTCATGCTAATAGAAAAAGGATATCAGTTGGATGAAGTCGTTTTCTATGATACAGGTATGGAATTTCAGGCAATCTATAACACTCGTGATGCTGTTCTTCCAATTCTTAAAAGACTTGGCATTAAATATACAGAACTGCATCCGGAGCAACCTTTTCTTTGGACAATGTTTGAAAGGCCGGTTAAGAAAAGAGGGACCAATATTATCCATAAAAAAGGATATAGTTGGTGTGGGGGAACATGCCGGTGGGGAACGAGTGAAAAACTTCGTGCGTTGAAAGCTCACACAAAAGATGGAATTGATTATGTCGGTATTGCTGCCGATGAGATGCATCGCTTTGAAAAAGAAAATCGGGCTAATCGGGTTTTACCACTTCGTGACTGGGGGGTTACAGAAGCAGATGCACTCCAGTACTGTTATACAAAAGGCTTTGTTTGGTGTGAGGATGGAGTAAGGCTATATGAACTACTTGATCGTGTGAGTTGCTGGTGTTGTGGAAATAAGAACTTGAAGGAGTTGAAGAATATGTATTTGTACCTTCCATGGTATTGGAAAAAGCTGAAAGAACTTCAGTTAAATACCGATAGGCCCTATCGGCGTAATAGTGGAGAAACCATTTTTGATTTAGAGGAAAGATTTAAACGTGAAATGCAATAGAAAGAGTTATTATGATTCCCATATGTGTAAATGGAAGAGATTATTATAATCGAGAAGAAGCACTTGCTGCCTGGTTCGAGGAATGGTTAATGAAACAAGACTTTGAGCAAGATCTTATTGATCGAGAGCTGGAGCTTGAATATCGAAAGACTCATCCGGATTGGAACACTCCTTATGTGATGTATGGTGTTCGGAAAAAACATAAGTGTATCCAAAAGAATGAAATTGCCGTGTTTTATGACTTGTTACCTAGACAAAAGCGAGCCCGTACTGCTGAAACACATTGGTATAAAGTATTGTACAAGAGAAAGGCCACTCCTGAAGAAGTTGAGTCACTCAAGGCTGGGGAATATACCCGTAGATATTTAGTGTATTCCCTGTTTATTGAGAAGAAAATGACTCTTGACAAGGCTTTATCTCTTATAGTTGCCGATGATAAATTATTAGGAATTACGGATAATACCATCTCTGAAATTGTAACAGCCTTTGAGACTTTCTTTAACCGTAAATTTAGAATTTATAAACCCGAGTTTACAACTCAACTTAATTTATTTACAGATTAATATGAAAACAACAATTATTTCATGTGTGATTTTGTTTGTGTTCCTGCTATATGTAGGGCACTTGTCTATAACAATCAAACCGTTTGCGGTCCAGCTTCCGTACTGGCATCGTTCACTCGGACTATTTCTGTTGATCCTCTCTTTTATAGTATATAATGCCGGTGAACATGCAAAAGGCTACGTCGATGGACTAAAAGAAGGGGAAAGAAAAGTACTTGAATTGTTGAAGAAAAAGACTGAATAAAATGGCGTTAAAAAGGCGAAGTTTCTGTTTGCTAAACTTGTCAATAAAAGATAACTTTATAGTGCAATGGATTAAAAGTCAAACCAATGTAATCACTAAGAAGTTATGAAAACAGTATTTTTTACAAACGTAGAAATTAAAAATCTGAAAGAAATTCTTTCTCACTCTGATGATTGTTTAGCACAGAAACTTTTGCTGAAAGTAGAAAAAGCAGATGCTTGTGAAACAAAGTATTTAGATGTCACTTTTCAAGTATGTGTGGAAGCTCATCGTGAAATAGTCGCATACTTTGAGAAATATAAAATAAGAGGGATGGATATAGAATTTCAAGTTTGCCGCCTTGGAAAAGGCTGGTTAAGATGTGTTTCAATAGATGATAATTACATTGTAGCCCAATGTTATGATGATGATGTAATTTATGATCTTAGCTATTCTGATGCCCTTTTCCCTCTTATTGATTATTTAAGAAATCAAGAGAAAAAATGCAAATAGAGAAGTGGTAAAAATCAAATTAGGAAGAAGAAAGTAACAAATCAAATTGATTTGATTTGATGAAAAAGGCGTTAAAATGGCGAAGTCTCTGTTTGTATAACTTGTCAATAACGATTACCTTTATAGATGTAAGAAACTAAAAGTCAAACCAATATAACTAAAATTATGACCTGGAAAGAAATTAAAAATATCATCAATAATATGGATGGTAGTGAATTAGAAAGTGAAGCTAAATTTTTGAAGAATGGAAATACATTAGTTACTATTTCGTTGGAAAAAACTGATGAAGAACATTACACAAATTCAGAATGGGGACAATATACGGTACCTAAATCCTCTATGAGTGTAGAGGATATACAAGAAGAAAATACTCGTCTTTGTATCAAAGAAGGCGAATTTTATTTTTGGGAAGAATATGAGGTATAATTATGGGATGGGGATTTTTTATATGTCAGACTGATTGCAAGAACCGAAAGAGACTAACCGAATTTTGGTTACACAAAAATTTTATCGGTGTACATTATCATGGCTGGGTTGATTTAAACCAGAAGAATTTAGCAGAATCGTGCACAAGGCATAGAAAGTTTAAAGATAGTTACTACATAGCAATGGAAACTATAATACCATTCTATGTAATTAAAAAGGTAATATTTTCTCCACGGGTTCTTTGGGAATTAGCAAAGTGGTTTATCAGAGCTTGGAGATATAACAATCGGAATAAATAACTCTCATAAGAAAAATAATGAATATTGGATTAATAGACGTTGACGGGCACAACTTTCCTAACTTCGCTCTTATGCGTGTATCTGCATATCATAAGGCGAGAGGTGACCAAGTGGAATGGGCTACCCCTTTCAATCAATATGACAAGGTATTGGCAAGCAAAGTGTTTACTTTCACTCCTGACTTTAATTACTTGACTTTACAAGCTGATATAATAGAGAAAGGAGGAACTGGCTATAACATTGCAAGCAGGCTTTCTGATGATGTAGAAAACAGTTTGTTGATGGATTACTCCATTTACCCCCAGTATCCTTTCTCTATTCAGTTCTTTAGCCGGGGCTGCATCCGTAAATGTCCGTTTTGTTTGGTTCGTGAAAAAGAGGGATATATCCGGGCAGTAGAACCGGTTGAGTTGAACCCTAAAGGAGAATGGATCGAGGTGTTAGATAACAATTTTTTTGCAAACCCTGAATGGCAGGATGCGATCAATTACTTACAGAAGAAAGGGCAAATGGTTAATTTGCACGGTGTTGATGTACGCATTATGAATGAGGAACAGGCTTTTTATTTGAGTAAGTTGAAATTGAAAAGAAGAATCCACATCGCTTGGGATTTGCCGGAGATTGACCTTACAGAAAAATTGAGAGAAGTGACTAAATATATCAAGCCTCGTAATTTGTCTTGTTATGTCTTAGTAGGTTTTAACTCCACAGTAGAACAGGATATGTATCGACTAAATAGGCTTAAAGAGTTAGGAATTTCTCCTTTTGTACAACCGTACCGAGACTTTAATAATGATCGCAAACCGACTTTATATGAAAAGGATATTGCACAATGGGCTAACAAGCATCAGATATTTAAAACCTGCGATTTTGCAGACTTCTCACCAAGGAAGGGTTTTAAATGTAGCTATTATTTAAATATAAATAGAATTAGTAATGAGTCACTTAAATGTTAAAATCAGATGAATAACTTATCGGATAGTGGATTGCAATTATTTGCAAGGCAAATTAATGAAGCAGTTTCTGCCTTAATTGAACTTGAAGCAATGAAAGCAGAGAATAAGCAAAGAGAATCAGAAGGTAGTTCTCCTGCATATACCTACGAGCAAATAATGAATTTGCAAAGTCAATATAGCTTGGATTATAATAGTATAATAGATAAATATAGAGAGTTCTCATGGTAAATAAGAATAACTATGCAGTATACAAAGAGGGTAGGCTTCGTTTAGTTGGTCTGATTATGGCCAATGGCGTAGTAAATGTTCCTGGATGGGGAACATTTAAGAAAGAACTTTTTAATCAACCTGCAACACAGGAAGATGCAGAAAAATGCCAAGCGGAGATTAATGAACGTGGGGAATATTACAATCATGAAATAGGTTGTGTTGTTCCCAATGATTTCAATATTGTAGAATGGAGAAAGAAAGGGGACTGATATGGAAATACATAGAATGAAGCCGGAGAATCCTATTATCATCGTTGATGAAGAAGAATTCGACCGGATTGACGCAATAGCCAAGCTGAAAGAAGAAGAGGTTGAGAAACTTGCCAAAGAGATGTTCTTGCGTCATGTTAAATCGAGTGGAATATCAATGCGCTTCCGTATAAATGGTGTGGAAAAAGTAATAAGACAACAGGTTATTACCGAATTGAATTACGATGAACGTGGTTGGCCGGAATCTGTATCTGAAGAGGTTAAGCATACCATTGTAGATGATATAACCCATTACATTAACAAACATTTTGAACACTACAAAGATGATTGTAAATCAGTTGTAGAATATGAATGGAATCTATGTAAAAGTAAGCATGAAAGAAAGATTAAGTATTGGAAGTCTCTTTTTTTCATTACTTTTTCAGTACTGATAGTTGAGTGTATTTATAGAATAGTTCAATAAATCGAAAAGCATATGAAAGCTATTTCAGTAAAACAGCCGTGGGCTTATTTGATATGTTCCGGAGTGAAAGATATTGAGAATCGTACATGGCCATGCCCTAAGAAGTACATAGGAAAACGTGTACTAATCCATGCAAGCGCAGTACCGATAGAAATGGTAAATCCTAATAGTGTATTTACAAAAGTTCAATGGGACCGGTTTTCTATGGGGTTTCAACGTGAGCTTATATGTGGTGATAGTATTGTCAATTCTGCTATTATCGGTAGTGTGATGATAGTTGATTGTGTTGTTAATCATCCGTCTGTATGGGCGGAGAAAGGGGTATATAATTGGGTACTTTCCAATGCTGTATTATTCTCGGAACCTATACCTGCAAAGGGAAAACTTTCTTTTTGGGATTTTGATGGACTGAAGGAAGTAACAATCGAATGTCCGGAATGTGGCAGCCATGAAATCGCTATTGTAGATTACACAACAGCTCCATATCCAACGTATTTGCATAGTTGCAATAAATGTGGCTATGTGATCATGGAAAGTGAATGGGAAGTAGTAAGCACATAGTTTACCTGTGATTAATCTTTGAGTTCATTATCATTCTGTATTCGCAGTCTAACAGTCCATTTATGCGAGGCTTATGAATAATATGTGATTCCGGATAATTCCTGAGTATCCCATTTTGTAGGAGCTTAATAGTTTGATTTTGTTCTCTGATTACCACACTTAGTATTACGATGATAAAGATTAGTACTATATACCCAAAGGTGATAAAGTACACTATTTCTCTATTGAAATAGAAGAAGCTTTTGAATGATCTAAAGTTACTCATGTTTTGTATGTTAAAAATAAAAACGTGCCCAATTCAATAAATACACCCTTCGTAGAGGTGCGGCAAACAACCCAAGTAAGGAAGCATAGATATTAAACGGGCACGCATATTTGTGACAATACAAAACGCGAACACCGTTCAATCTATCACCTTACTTTGTTGAAAATTGCCGCTTTCTACAAAGGAGAGACTGAACGTCACAATGATACCTATTTGGTATCTGCCGCAAATATAACTAATTCTTTAAATTAATGTTGAACCTGGGTGCGTCTTTTTAAGATGCGCCCTTTATTTTTTGTGATGATGAAGAAAATAATTGTAACTGGTAGCGAGGGTTTTATTGGTAAAGCTCTTTGCCGGGAATTGTCAAAAAGAGGTGTTGAAGTCATTGGCATTGACCGAAAGAACGGAACTGAAGCATCAAATGTTCATGAACTTTTGAAAAAAGGTGATATCGACTGCGTATTTCACCTTGCAGCACAAACAAGTGTGTTTAATGGAAACCTGGAACAGATCAGGAAGGATAACATTGATACTTTCATGCGAGTAGCTGATGCTTGCAATCAAAATCATGTGAAGTTAATATATGCCAGCTCGTCAACAGCGAATCCTGTGAACACTACTTCCATGTATGGAATAAGTAAACATTTCGATGAACAGTACGCATCTGTCTATTGTAAGACTGCTACCGGATGCCGGCTGCATAATGTATATTCACCAAACCCACGTGAAAGAACTCTTCTCTGGTTCCTGCTTAATGAGGAAAGGGTGTCATTATACAACTGCGGTCAGAATATCCGGAGCTTTACTTACATGGATGATGTTGTCGAAGGACTTATCTATGCGATAGGATGTAACCGTCAGCTAATCAACATCTGTAATGTACAACCGGTGACTACGATGTATTTTGCTACTTTAGTAAAATACTACAAACCGCTTGAAATTGAGCTAATTAATGAAAAACGGGATTTTGACAATTTGGAGCAGTCGGTGAACCGGGATATCTATTTAGTACCTTTGTCTTACACATCTGTCGAGGACGGAGTAAAGAAGATCTTTGATGAAAGGAAAGGGAAAGATATGTCGTATTGACGACTGGGATAAGCCGGAAGCGGTGAAATGTAAGAGTTGGTCTCATCAGGAACGGTTATGTGATCTGAAAGAAAAGGTATCACTTCATAAAAAGGGTGATATCTATTACATCTCCCAGTTCACCCGTTCCAAGACTGGTACCAGCTTTTCAGAAATTAAACAGTCGGAGGAACTTGCATCATTCTTTGCAGAGAGAGCATGTGAGTTTCTCTACCGCTTCCTTGTAGGGGGATGTGAAGGATGGTGTATAGTCACCACACCGCGACGGAGACACTACGAGGGCTTTCATTTTGCAACCTCTATCTGCACGAAAATAGCTGGGGCGGTGAAAATACCATTCTATGAGAATGCAATCCAGTGCCTAACTAAAGATAGACTGAATCCGGAATTCTTTCTTCTTCGTCCGATAAGGGAAAAGAAGATAATAGTGTACGATGACATATTAACAACCGGCAGTACATTACTTGCCACCTATGAGTTATTGAAAGACAGTGAGCAGCTTCTTTTTCTCATAGGAATAAACAATAATTGATATGGGAAAGCGAGAGGAACCATTAACATTTAAGCAAGAGAAATTCTGTAAATATTACGTTGATACAGAAGGTAATGCAAGTGAAGCATATCGAATGTCTTATAATACTTCCAACATGAAGCCAGAGACAATTTGGAGCGCTGCGAGTAGACTATTAGCAAATAGCAAGGTTGGTACAAGGATAAATGAGATTAAGGCGCAGAGAGCGAAAGAGTCTGAAGTAGAGAGGAAAACTGTTGAGAGGGTATTAATGGATATAGTGCTTGCCAATCCCGATGATCTTCATTTTGTTGACCCTGCAACTGGGAAAACAAAAATGAGAACTCCTTCCCAACTTCCAAAACGTGCCCGTAACGCATTGAAGAAGATACAGAATAAGAGAGGAGAAGTTACCTATGAGTTCAACGGTAAGACAGAAGCTGCCCGGATACTTGGTGCCTGGAATGGTTGGGAAGCTGATAAGAATGTTAACATCAAAGGTGGTGAGGGAAATAAAATCGGTGAACTTCGTATCGGCTTTGATGAAAATGGAGATTCGGAAGAATAGAACAATTTGAACTGCAAAATCCGGTATTCACCCTACGGAGAAACCTTACTTTTAGAACAATATGGTTATAAATTATAAGAAGCTAAATCCTAACGGATTCTATCTATTGAAGTACTTGAATGATGAGACTATCCGTTTTATCATTCTCTATGGAGGTTCATCTTCCGGTAAATCGTACAGTGTGGCACAAACCATACTGATACAGACATTACAGGACGGTGAGAACACTCTTGTTATGCGTAAGGTAGGAGCTTCTATTCTCAAAACCATTTATGAAGATTATAAGGTCGCTGCGATCGGTCTTGGCATATCCCATTTGTTCAAATTCCAACAGAATACTATTAAATGTCTAGTAAATGGTGCGAAGATAGATTTCTCCGGTCTTGACGATCCGGAGAAGATAAAAGGTATCTCTAACTATAAGCGAGTTCAGTTAGAGGAATGGTCAGAGTTCGAGCATCCGGATTTCAAGCAGCTACGTAAGCGTTTGCGTGGTAAGAAAGGGCAGCAGATTATTTGTACCTTCAACCCGATTAGTGAAAGCCATTGGATAAAGAAAGAGTTTATTGATAAAGATAAATGGCATGATGTACCGATGACGGTTACCATTGCCGGCAAAGAGTTGCCGAAAGAACTTACCAAGGTCAAATCCGTAAAGAAGAATGCACCCAGGCAAATACTTAATCTTCGTACTAAGCAAATCGAGGAACAGGCACCTAATACAGTTATTATCCAATCTACCTATTTGAATAATTTTTGGGTGGTCGGTAGTCCTGACGGTGCGTATGGTTTCTATGATGAGCAATGTGTTGCCGACTTTGAGTATGATAGAGTTCACGATCCGGATTATTATAACGTATACGCATTGGGAGAGTGGGGTGTTATTCGTACCGGCAGCGAGTTCTTCGGTTCCTTCAACCGTGGCAAACATTCCGGTGAACATAAATATGTTCCAGACCTGCCTATTCATATATCAGTAGATAATAACGTACTGCCATATATTAGTGTGTCGTACTGGCAAGTAGATTTCACTACCGGTACCAAGGTTTGGCAGTTTCATGAGACATGTGCCGAAAGTCCTAACAACACAGTGAAGAAGTCCTCTAAACTTGTAGCCAAGTATCTGAAATCTATTGAGTATAGTGATAAAATCTACCTACATGGGGATGCCTCAACAAAAGCGGCCAATAGTATTGATGATGAAAAACGTTCCTGGATGGACTTATTTATAGACACTTTGCAGAAAGAAGGTTTCGAGATTGAGGATAAAGTTGGCAACAAGAATCCGAGTGTTGCCATGACCGGTGAGTTTATCAATGCTATCTTTGATTGTACTGTTCCCGGTATAGAGATACACATTGACGAATCATGTTCGGTATCTATTGAGGACT